GAGGAACTAATGTTCACTGGTAAATTTTTCTATCACTCGCATATTCGTAAAGCGATTATTGCCTTTGGTACCATCTTCAACAACATAGTTGTGCAACGCAAAAACTCTGAGGGAGAATATGCACAAAGTCTGCGTGTTCCGCTGGCATACTCGACTAAACAAAAATTCCTTGCTCGTATTGCCTCAGTTCCTACTATCGATCCTGCAAGCATAGCAATTACACTACCAAGAATTGGGTTTGAAATCACTGGACTCAATTACAATCCAACTCGTAAGATTAACATACTGACAAAAAACATTGCAGTAGGCGCTGGCGACGATACAAATAAGTTACGCAGTCAGTTTACAAGCACTCCATATGATATGTCTATTTCTCTGTATATTTTTGCAAAGAATCAAGATGATGGTTTACAAATTATTGAGCAGATTCTACCATTCTTCAATCCAGACTTTTGTGTTACGATTAATGATGTTCCAGAGATGGGTATCAAACGCGACTTGCAAATAACGATGGAAGGAATTGATTATGAAGATCAATACGAAGGCGATTATGCTCAGAGGCAGTCAGTTATCTGGACTTTAAATTTCAAACTTGGATTGAATTTCTATGGACCAGTCGAACTGCAAGGTATCATTAGAACTGCTATTGCAAATACATACGCAAATGACATAGCAGATATTAATAACGGGCAAAGATATACAGTGACAACAACACCATCCGACGTAACACCAGAAATTGGTACGTGGGACTATGTGGAGACATTTGATGAGTTCTTCGAATAACTATGAAAAATTAGATGAGATTTTTGGGACTCAGTCTGCGCCAACATCTACCGCAGTAGTCATCCCACCTGCTCCACCAATTCAAGTTCCTGTTGCGTACATCCCCACGGGCGACGATATCGAAGACGATTATCAAGTTGCCCGTCAGAAACTTAATACTCTCATCGACAAAAGTCAACAAGCACTTGATGGAATGTTGGGTGTTGCTCTTGCCAGTGACAGTCCTCGTGCATATGAAGTTGTCGGTCAGTTGATTAAAACCACTGGTGACACTGCCAAGGATCTATTAGATCTTCAAGCAAAGAAAAAGAAACTGCGCGAAGAGCAACCATCAAAAGGTAATATTGAGACCCAAAATAATATTGTTTTTGCTGGGTCTACATCAGATCTATTAAAGGCATTGAAAGCAGAAAGAACAAAGATTATTGATCATGAGTGAAGAAGAATCCTCATACCACGGTAATATTAATTTAAAACCGATCGGGTACAAACATAGTTTTACGATTGAGCAGTTGGCAGAACTTGAGATGTGCCAAGAAGATCCAATTTATTTTATTGAGAACTATTGTCAAATCGTTACTCTTGACCACGGTCTTCAGTTATTTAAACTCTACGATTGTCAGAAGCGAAAAGTCGCCCACATTCTGGACAATCGTAAAGCGATTCTGATGGAAGGTCGCCAGCAGGGTAAAACCATTACATCCGCTGCATGCATTCTTTGGTATACACTATTTCAAGAATCCAAAACAGTTGCTATCATGGCCAACAAAACTGCTGCTGCGAGAGAAGTTATGTCTCGTTACCAAGGCATGTATGAAAACTTACCACTCTGGATGCAACAAGGTGTTAAGACTTGGAACAAGGGTGATATTGAATTAGAAAACGGATCGAAAATATTTACCTCAGCAACAACTACCAGCGGTATTCGTGGTAAGTCTGTTAACTGGTTGTATATCGATGAAGCAGCGATTATTCCAAACACGGTTGCTGAGCAATTCTTCGCTTCAGTTTATCCTACAATTTCTGCGGGTCAAACAACTAAGATTCTTCTGACCTCAACTCCAATGGGATATAATCACTTCTGGAAATTCTGGAATGAAGCAGAAAAGGGTGCAAATGGTTTTGTGCCAATGTTCATTCCATATACTGAAATTCCAGGACGTGATGATGCATGGGCAGAAGAACAACTAAGACTACTCGGTGAATTAAAATTCAATCAGGAAGTTATGTGTAACTTCCTCGGTTCGAGCAATACGCTTATTAATTCTAAGACTCTCGGCAATATGAGTTCTATTGATCCAGTCTATACTAAAGATGGATTGGATATTTTTGAAGAACCTATGCCTGAACGAACATATGCGATGACTGTTGATACTGCAAGAGGTATCGGCGGAGACTATTCAACAGCAGTCGTAATTGATGTTACATCTGTTCCATATAAGATGGTTGCCAAATACAGAGACAATAAGATTGCTCCACTCTTATTTCCCAATATTATAAATAAAGTAGCGAGAGATTATAATTCCGCACACGTATTGATTGAAGTAAATGATATTGGGCAGCAAGTCGCTGATATTTTACATAGCGACTTAGAATATGATAATATTCTTACAACTGCTCGAGATGCGAACAAACAATATCTGTCTCCAGGTTTTGGTAGAACGACTACCTTTGGTGTCAGAATGTCAAAGCAAGTTAAGAGACAGGGTTGTTTTACGTTTAAGTCGTTACTAGAAGAAATGAAGTTACAAATTTTTGATGCTGATACCATTAGCGAATTGTCAACGTTTATTGAAAAAGCAGGATCGTATCAAGCAGACGAAGGTTATCATGACGACTTAGCAATGTGCCTAGTACTGTTCGGATGGTTAACCACAAATACTTACTTTAAAGACTTAACCGATATAGATATTCGTGAAAAATTGTATGACACCCAAATGAGACAGATTGAAGAAGAACTTACTCCCTTCGGTATTATTGTTAATGGAAGAGAAGATGAAGTGTTTATTGCTGGGGGTGATTATTGGAAAGTCGATACGTCGTATCGATAAACACAAAATACACGAGTTATAAATAAAAGACAAGATGAAACTGATCATTTTAACACAAGGAGAATAAAACATGGCTTTTCAGTTATCGCCTGGAGTCCTAGTTACAGAACAAGACCTTACTAATGTTGTCCCAGCAGTTTCGACTTCTATTGGCGCATTCGTAGGTAATTTCAATTGGGGACCAGCGGAAGAAATCGTTACTATTACGTCCGAGAACGAACTCGTAAGTAGGTTCAGTGGTCCAACAGCAACTAACGCAGTAGATTTCTACTCTGCTGCAAACTTCCTCGCATATACTACTAACCTTAAACTCGTTCGTGCATGCGGATCGGCAGCAAGAAACGCTGTCGGATGCGGTCAAACTGCAGTCTATATTCCAAACGGAGATGTCTACGAAGACAGTTTCAGCGCTGGTGATCAGGGTATGGAATTCACTGCAAAGTATCCTGGAACAAAGGGCAACGGTCTAATTGTTTCAATCTGTGACCATTCTGGTTTTGATACATGGGATTACGCTGCAAGTTTCGCTGGTGCGCCAGGAACTTCTGACTATGCTGCTGCCAAGGGTGCAACGTTTGATGAAGTCCACGTAATTGTAGTCGATGGAGTCGGAGCGTTTACTGGAACTGTAGGAACAGTTCTTGAGAAGTTCGCCAATATGTCAATTGCTTCTGATGCAAAGGGCAGTGATGGTGGATCAATCTACTACAAGAACGTAGTTAATACACAATCAAAGTATGCTTGGTGGACAAAGCACCCAGCGAATAGCGGTGAAGACCTTGCTTGGGGTGCTGCTGCATCTGCTGGTGAATATAACTCTATTACTGCTGCGGGTGAGCACACTGATACCTTCACGGGTGGTGTTGATGCTGCTCCTGCCGACGGTGATCTTGAAGCAGGATATTCACTGTTCGTTGATAAAGAACTAGTAGATATCTCTCTGGTAATTACTGGCGGTCACTCTGCTACTGTTTGCCAGCATGTGATTGATGAAGTTTCGCTGGGTCGTCTAGATTGCGTTACGTTTGTTTCCCCTGCACTTGCTGATGTTAAGAGCAATGCTGGAGATGAAGTCACAGATGTTATTGACCACTTTAAAACAACTCTAAATCGTTTTAGTTCTTATGCCGTTGCCGACTCAGGTTGGAAGCGTCAATACGATCGTTACAATGACGTATATGTAAACGTTCCTTTGAACGCTGACATTGCTGGTCTTTGCGCTCGTACTGATGATACCAATGATCCTTGGTTCTCACCTGCTGGTCTAAATCGTGGTCAGATTAAGAACGTTGTTAAACTTCTTTGGACTCCAAACCAAGCAGAGCGTGACGAACTTTATAAGAATGGTATCAACCCTGTTGCAAATCTTCCAGGAAATGGTGTCGTTCTTTATGGTGATAAGACACTGCTTGCGAAACCTTCAGCGTTTGATCGTATCAATGTTCGTCGTCTGTTTATCGTACTTGAGAAAGCTGTCTCGACTGCTGCTAAGTTCCAGTTGTTTGAATTCAACGATGTCTTCACTCGCGCTCAGTTCAAGTCAATTGTAGAACCATTCCTCCGCAATGTTCGCGGTCGTCGTGGTATCTTTGACTTCCGTGTTGTTTGCGACGAAACAAACAACACTGGTGAGGTTATTGACCGTAACGAATTCGTTGCTGATATCTTTATCAAACCAGCACGTTCGATCAACTTCATCCAACTAAACTTTATCGCTACGAGAACTTCAATTACGTTTGAAGAAATCGGCGCTTAACCCTATAAATAAGAAAGATCAGGAGAATCTAATATGGATATTTCAAAATTTAAGGGAGCATTAGGTGCTGGTGGTGCAAGACCGAATCAATTCGAAGTGAGACTTACTTTCCCCCAGTTACTTGGAAATAACATTGGAGAAAAAAGTCTTTTAGTTACTGGTGCTTCACTTCCCGCATCCAACGTAAACCCAACCCTACTTCAGTATCGTGGTCGTGAAATCAAACTCGCTGGTGAGCGTATCTTTGATCCGTTTACAATTACCATTGTAAATGACACAGAATTTTCACTTCGTCGTCCATTTGAAAGATGGATGAATCTGATGAACAATCTGGTTACCAATACGGGCGTTACGCAGCCAGAAAAGTACCAATGTGACCTCACAGTCGTTCATCTTGATCGTAACGAAACTCCTCTGCAAACCTACTTACTAGTGGATGCATTCCCGATCAATATGTCGGAAATTGCTCTTCAGTATGGTCAGAACGATGTGGTCGAAGAGTTTACGGTAACATTCCAGTATCAGCATTATACCACTTCTGATGGTCCTCGACCAAAAGAAATAACTTCTACGTAATATTAAAAAGTGAAATTGAATTATGGAAATTTTTGGTTATAAAGTTGAGAAATCCAAGGCGGCACCAACGGAGAAATCGTTTGTGCCGCCGACGGACGATGGGGGTTCTGATGTTATTAAGGCAGGTGGTTATTTTGGCACCTACCTTGACTTAGAAGGAACTGCCAACACCGAGGCAGAACTTATTAAAAAGTATCGCGACATTGCTTTTATGGCAGATGTCGATTCTGCTATTGATGATATCGTGAACGATTCTATTTCAAACCTTGACGATGAACGTCCTGTCGAAATCAATCTTGATAATGTCAAACTATCTGATCCAATTAAGAAAAAGATTCAACAAGAGTTTGAAACAATTCTGGATCTTTTAGAATTTAATTTGAGAGCACAAGACTATTATCGTCGTTGGTATATTGATGGTAGAATTTATTTCCACAAAGTAATTGATACGGCAAAACCTAAAAATGGTATTACCGACATTCGCTTTATCGACCCTCGCAAGATTAAAAAAGTCCGCGAGATCTTTAAAGAAAAAGATGAAAAATCAGGTGTTGAATTCATCAAGAAGATCGAAGAATACTTTGTTTATAATGAACGTGGCATTGTTCTAGATAAAGCACATACTGCTTCTCCTGGATCTGCTGCGACAATGAAGGTTACTCGTGATGCGATTTGTTATGTTCCTTCTGGTCTGAGTGATCAGGATAAGAACATTGCTTTGTCGTATTTACACAAAGCGATTCGTCCTGCCAATCAGTTGCGCATGATGGAAAACGCTGCAGTAATCTATAGAATTTCGAGAGCACCAGAACGTCGCGTATTTTATGTTGACGTTGGTAATCTCCCTAAGTTAAAGGCGGAACAATATCTTAAAGGTATTATGGACCAGTATAGAAATAAACTGGTATATGATGGTAATACTGGTGAGATCCGCGATGACAAAAAGTTTATGTCAATGCTTGAAGACTTCTGGTTGCCTCGCCGCGAAGGTGGACGTGGTACTCAGATTGAAACTCTTCCAGGTGGTCAGAGTCTCGGTGAAATCGGAGACATCGACTACTTTCAGAAGAAACTATTTCAAGCATTGAACGTTCCAGTTTCAAGAATGCAACAGCAGTCAGGTCTAAACTTTGGTCGTGCTGCTGAAATTAACCGCGACGAATGGAAGTTTACTAAATTTATTGCTAAACTTCGTCGTCGTTTCTCTCTTCTGTTCGATGATCTTCTTAAGACTCAGTTAATTATAAAGGGTGTTATTACTGAGACAGACTGGAATTTGATCAGAAATAATATTGAATACAAGTATGCTACTGATGCATATTATACTGAGTCGAAAGAACAGCAAATTATACAATCTCGGGTTGAGATTCTCAACGGAGTAGCAAATTATATCGGTACTTTATATAGTAAAGCATATATTCAGAAGCATATTCTTAAACTAACAGATGACGATATTGCACAAATTGAATTAGATAATTCGGCAGAACCAGTCCAGTTAGAACCTGGAATGCAACCGCCACCAGATGAAGGACAACAATAATGGATAATACTGAGGTAATTAAAAGTTTAATAAATAACATTGAAACGGGTAATATGACCGATGCTGGCGATGATTTTGACATTGCATTCGATCTAAAACTTGCAGATATTCTTTCTGCTCGTCGCGAAGAAATGGCAAATGCTGTGTTCAATACAGATCAAGAAGTAGAAACGGAAGAGGAAAACGATGAAGACGTATAAACAATTAGTAGAAGGTATTACTGAAACTCTTTCATTCTTTCTAGAAGAAGAAAATTTATTCGAGGGTCCAACTCATTTAGAGTATAGTGGACATGTTGGTGAAAAAGAGTATGCAGTAAAAGTACCACGGCACAAAGATTTGGGTGATTATTCTGAGAAAGATCTTCATCATAAGATCAGTAAAGAAAACCCACATTTACATCACCATGAAGTTACTGCAATCGTAAATTCTGGTGGAGAAGAAGAATCTCATGAGAAAGTTGAACATGAGGGAAAAACTCATACACATCATGTGATTAATTACCAAGAACCTCGCCATTTATATGAAGAAGTCGAAAAACTCGACGAAGACTTATATAAAGATCAGCACCCTGGATATAATGAAAAGCATGCTGCTCACAGTACAGCGAAGAAACTGCATAG